TCGATTTCAACTATGTTTCTTATAGTTCTATCGAACGGATTTGGTTGTATCGTTATTTTATACAAATCTATACCATCCATTTAAACGTCCAGCTAATCTTGGACTTGATATTCTCTCAATACAACTAAAACCATCTGTCTTAAGAGTGTGTAAAATCTTACCCTTACCAATGTATAATACCATATGGTCTGGGAACCCATCATATGAAAACAAACCAAAACATCCTTCAGTTGGTTCATCTAACTTCATTGTGTTATCATATAGTTCTTCATGTATCTTAAGACTTATTGATTTGTTATTGTATTCTTTTGCTCTCCAATCTGGAATATAAAGACCAAACTCAGTATTAAGGACACATCTTACTAAACCAAAGCAGTCGAACCCTTGTTCTATTGTTCTACCATGTGGTGTAAACTTAACTCCAACATACTTGTTATAGTCTATCATATTAGTATAATCCCGGAAATAGAAGTGGTGAATAGGAAACAGTAGAGAGTATATCTCTTACTGATATATTGAAGGAGATGCTACCTGTTATTTGCATTGCATTATATGAAACATTTGATAACTCAGCAACCCACCATCCAGCTTCTTTAGTTATAGTACCATCTAATGCTACCATAATAATAGCTGTTTCAACTACTGGAGGTGATACCATTGCTCTTATTGCTTGTGTAATCTCTCTACTGACATTATCAATAGTGAGTTTAGAAGGTTGCATAGTTCCTTCAACTTGTCTTGGTGGAGTGAAACTGAATGCATATGGGTAGTAATCAACTCCATCATATGTAATGATTTCATTGTTATTTACTACACATATGTCATCCATTGATGCATGTTTAATCTTAATAATGGTGAGCCAACAAGTACCAGACTGACTTGCATTTATTTCTTGTTGTGCTGAAGTACTTATTGCTCTACTCATTATTCCACCTCATTATGGTATTATCTCAAACTCTAGTTGTACTTCAAAGTCCATTGTATCTTCATCTTGTGCTTCTTTATATGAACCAATGAATCTCATCTCAGTACTAACCTGAGTAATGGGATGAGGGAACATAAAAGTTAATGCTCCGAATCCTATAACATTATCAAACCAAGACTCAAATGTAGTGAGTTCAGCTTGAGTCATTATTATAGAACCTTCAAATGATTTAACTACTGCAGTGAAACGTCTTCGTACTTTAGGTAATCCTGTCTCCATATCTGTACGAAGAGTTCCATCTTGCCTTTTAGCTTGATAACTACTTTTAACTATATCAGTTGGTACTCCTGTGCTCCATGCTTGTGCCATTATATACCTGCCGATTGAAGCTTGAACTGACTTCTAAGTTCTTTATTGTATTGACCTGCAGAGATACCAGCACTAACTGCTTCACGAATAATAACATCAATCTTCTTATTACCGTTACTATCAGTTGTTTCTTTCTGCTCAACAGTACCATTACTATTATTTATTATATTAACTTGTACATTAGCTCCACCACCTGCTCCAGATACTCCAAGTCTTCCTTGTGCATCTCTTTTAAGAGGTATGATTGCTTCTGGATTGTTCTCTCCCATTCTACCTGTAACACCACCACTAGCAAAACGTGTATTAGTATCAACAATAGAGTTAGAGAAAGCATTACCAGATGCTGAGTTAGCAGTACCAGTCTTCTCTTTATTAGCTTTACGTCCTTCTACAAAACCACCTACAATAGCAGATGATGCAGATGCTGCAATGAATCCAAGACCAATAGCATAGTTACCTTGTGCTATCATACTTAAACCAGCTTGTAAGAATAACAGTGGGAGCATCTTTAACATTTGACTAGCCATAGCAGATAGAGCTTGCATGAATGCTTCAGCTTTATTACTACCTTTACCAAGAGCTTCACCGAACTCATTAAAACCAGTCATAGCAGAACTAATAGCTCCAGACACAAGCTCTTTTCCAAGTTCAGCAATAGTAAGTTTTAATCTTCCAGCTTTCTGTTCTGCCTCAGCTAATCCTAAAGCTATACCATAATCTTCTTTCGGTCCGAGTATTCTATTCCCTTCTATTACAACTAATGATTCGTTAATATCTGATAGAGAGTTAAATATAGACTCCTCTAAAACTGTATTAAAGTCTAATGCTGCTTTTTTAGCTGCTTGAAATGCACTTACATATGCTGTACTCATATCACGTATTTGAGTTACAGTTCCACCACCCTTACCACTTCCACCACCAGTACTACCAGACTCAGGGTCAGTTATATTCTTCTTTTTAGAGCCATAGATAAGTTCGTTAGTTGAAAGAGTTGTTTGGTCATCTGCCATTAACTTACCAAGTACTTTCTTTCTATCTATTAAACCATTTATCTGGATTTCAAGATTAGCATATAACTTAGTAGCTTCACGTATTGATTGGTTTGTACCTTCAATCTGACCTTTGCTGAATCCAGATGCTCCTTCTTCTATAAGAGCCTGATTAGCACCTTGTCTTAATGCTAATGCTTTCTGCTCTTCCAATATTGCTATTGTATTAGAGATGGTCTTCATTGTTTCTTCAGCTTTAATGATATTATATCTTTCCATTACTGGGATTGTATCTTCCATCAATGTCTTAGCTGTATTCTGTGCTTCATTAAATCTTTCTATCTCATCATTACCTGACTTCCAAGCTAAATAGAATACACCAACAAGAGCTGCAGTAGCTGCAAGTATTGGCATAATAGGAGCAAGAGAAGCCCATAATGTAGAGCCCATAGTTGCTATAATAGGAAGTAATGTAGTTAATGCTGTTCTAAGTAATATGAATCCCGGTGCTAACTGTCCTACTATAAGAAGTATCGGACCGAGAACTGCAAGGAACCCAATGAACATTGTTATTACTACTTGAACTGAACTAGGTAATGCAGTAAATACATTTATCATAGTCTGTGCTATACTTACAATAAACTCAATAACAGGTTGGAATGACTTAACAATACTTGCACCCATCTGTCCAAAACTATCACCAAGATTACTTAATATACCTTGTAAGCTTTTACTTTGGTCTTCAAGGATACCTGCAAACTTACCAGAACCAGTTGTTAAGTTCTTAATAGCTCTATCAACATCTTTGAATCCTATCTTACCGGCACTAACCATCTTATCAATCTCAAGAGTAGTAGTACCAAACATCTTAGCAAGTTCTTGTGTTAGAGGGACACCTGCTTCTAAGAACATGTTAATGTTCTCTCCCATTGCAACACCTTTAACTTGTACTTTACCATATGCAAGAGCTAACTGGTCTAACTTTTGTTGGTTACCACCTGCAGCATTCCCAAGCATACCTAACTTTTCTATTACATCATTAGCAGGGACACCAAAACCAATCAGCATCTTAGTTGTTTCAACTAATCCACCAAACTCGAATGGAGTCTCACTACCAAATCGTTTTAAATCAGCAAGTAAGTCTTTTGCTTTACCACCACTACCAATCATTCTTGTTAAAGCAATACTAGCACTATCCATTTGCATACTAAGTTGTACAAATGATTTTGCAGCTAGAGTAACTGGAACTGTAATAGCAACAGACATCTTAGCACCAATACTACTCATAGTGCTAGATGCTGTCTTTAAACTTCCAGATAATGTACCACCAATAGTACTTGATGCAGTCTTTGCTTCAGCTTCAAACGATTCAACAGCTACTTCAGCTTGACCAGTGGCATTCTTAAATGCATTCATGTCAGTGATAGCAGTTTTAGCTCCACTAACACCTATTTCAATACCTAACTTCTTAATATCAGCCACTAGTCACACCTCACTTCTTGTATTTTTCACTCTGTTTATTACCAAGCCATCCACTAACTGCACTTGATAACTCAAATAATATATCTCTTTCCCACTTTTCAAACACTATATCTACCATCTGTTGATAGTAGTATAGTGTCTTATAAGTTATTCCTACTTCATACTCATATATATCCCAAAAAGTGTAGAAGTAAAAAGCAATACCTTCTGGTATGTCGTCATCTCGAAAAGATATTGATTTATCACGAGTTTTAGCCATTTGGATTTCATACTGCCTCTTTGTTTTACCTTTATCATTTGGGTAATCATATTCTAGTTTATATAATACTAACTCCTTTAGCTCTTGCCTAGTTGCTTCTGAGACAAAAAATTAGTATCTTCTCCGATAAATCTGTCAATAGCATTCACTAACCAATAGTATGCTGGGTCACTGAATATACGTTTCTTATTATCATAGTTACATACGAGAGCTGTCTCTCCCTCACTAACATTCTTCCATGCTATTACACATGCACACAATACATCAACCTGTTGGCTTTCTAACTCATTAGCTGCTTTCTTCTTATCCATGATGAACTCTTTTGAAAACTTTCTCTCTACCTTTTTGAACTGGTCAGAGTTCTTGCCGACTACCTGAAAGCAGAGGTCAGTAGGGCTACCGTCCAAGAATGCTACGTTATTATACCATACTCCGTCAGTTGATACTGCAAGTTGTTTTAAATCCATGTTATTCTCCATATAAAGCACATTGGCTTATAAAATATGAGGGGACTGTTACATCCCCTCATTGTTGTTACATTGTTATGTTATTCTTTCTTATTACTAAAGTTGTTCCATTCTTAACAAGAGCCATGAAATCAAGAGCAGATGTTACATCATTCTCAGTGATATCACGAGTAGATGAACTGAACTTACATCTTGGCATTGTGAAGTAGTAAATATTACCAGCTACATCTCTTGGTGCTATTTCAAGTTCAAACTCAGTCTCATTAGTGAATAGAGAGATAAGGTCATCATCCTCGAAGTAAGCATTAACTGAACCATTAACCTTCTGTCTTCCTTCACCGATTGAGTTAGCATCTTTAGACATCAATGCAAATCTTGGGTTAAGGCTATTAGAAAGATTAAAGTCAAGTCCTGATATAATAGCAGATGCTTCTGTCTTAGTACTCAGTTTCAATGTACCAGTGTAAGAGTCAAATGGCATATTAGTTACAGATTCAGCAAGAGCAGTTGCAATAGAAGTACCAGAGAAATCAAAGTATTTCATTGCTTTAAGAGCAAACTCACCAGTTACCATTGAATCAGGCTGGAAAGATAACTTAAAGCTATCTACTTTAGCTCCTGTAATGTATTGGAACTGGTCTATATCATCAAATCCTTCCTCAATAGTAAATGTAGGAGTTGGATTAACTTGATTTGTTTTAAGGATACCTACATAAGAACCGATATCAATAGTAGCAGTTGTATTAGTCTCATTAGTAAGAGTAGATGCACCAAGAGTTAATACAGTTCCTGTTACAGCAGTTACTCTATGCCATCCATTATTACCTGCATTAGTAAAGCCTTGGAAATGAACCCAGTCACCTACTTTAACATCAAGTGTGAGCCATATAGTTGAACCAGCAGTAATAGTCTTAGCAGTTGCATTAACTGTAAGAGTATTAGTAGTACAAGTTATTCTACCACCAATAGCACCAGTGAATATTGATATGGTATCAGTTGATTCACTTGATATAACTGCAGGTGTAACTTTATCTACTGTGTATAGGACTGCATCATCTGCTGTGATTGAATATACATAAAATGTACCATTGTTACCGGCATCAGCAGCATTAGCTATAGTAATAAAATCACCAGCTCTAACACCATAAGTACTCCAATCAGCAGGAGCAGTTATAATAGAACCTACTGCAGTGAAATCAACTACAATACTAGCAAGCTTAACTCCACCTTGATATGTATCAGCAAGGGCACCTTCAAGTAATGCATCGAATGCTCCATAACTGAACTCTATAGGAACAGTCATTCCGGGATTGTTTTGTCCAAGTCTTACATCTGATATACCTCTATCATTTCTGATTTCAGCAGATTCGATGCTTGTTCTTTCATTGTTAATACCATTACCACCAGTATTTCTTATCTTAGTCAATGTAGGAGTAGAAGGAACAACACCTTCAGTAACTTCCTTTATGTATGCTAAGTATCTACGAGAGCCTTGTGCTTTCATTATTTATTCTCCACTATTATTATTCAGAGATTAACTCTGTATGCTACACTTATTACTTTAACAGTCCATTCTGCTGTTATATCAAATCCTTTACCATAAAAAGCATCTATTTGTAAGATAGTTCCATTAAATGATATTGGAACACCTTTCTTGAAGTATGTATTCAAATCAGCTTCGATTTGATAACCCTTTGCTTGAGCATCTTCTCCATCAGTGTAGACTTTAAGTTGGTATATACCAGTCATACGTTCCTGTTCCTGATACCCAATGCTTGCTGTAATAGGTGATGCTGGAAGGAAGTCAACTTGAATGTATGAAGTTCCAGCTACAGGTTCATATTCTAATCCCGGATATACACACTTTACGTTCTTTGATGTTTCATAAGCCATTAAAGCTGTCGTTAATACTTGTTCTATTGTATCATTCTTACTTGCCATTATTTCACCACCTTATTGAAATAGCCATCCCATTCAAGAATAGATAGACGAACCATTCCTTGAGGTGCTTTCTTTGAGGCACCGTACTCTAAATCACCAACAATACCTTCATCATTAACTAAATACATTGTGGTGTCCTTTAATGTTAATGAAGATAATGTACTTTTAACTGAGTTCTTAGCATCTTTACCATCTGTATCAGGTTGTCTTGAAACAGTAGCACCGGATGTATTCAAATCCCAGCTATTCTTTGTCTTACCTGTTTGAACTGGTGTTCTATCTATTACTGAGTTACATAGAATCTCTGTAGTATCTTGGATGCCCTCAACCAAAGCATCTTCATATTCAGTAAATAGTGTATCCAGTTCTTGTTTAAGACTCAACGAACCTGTACTCTATAATACAATACAGTCTCACCATCATAGATTACTTGTACTGTATTAACATACTTATATGTCTTATCCCCTATTTCAAATGTATCCAGAGGTTGAGGTTCTGGAAACTCATTTGTTAATGTTAATAAGGAATCACCGAACTGAATGATTGTACCGTCATATTGATTAAGTTTGAATCCTGTTAGAGCTCCACTACCATCATATAGATGAGGGGAACCTGTTGGTGCTGTATATTGAACTGTGAATGGAGCTGTGTTTAATGTCCATTTACGTTTCTTAGCTATTGGGTCAAATGTATCAGTCCATCCAGTAACACTACCTATACGAGTCATAGTAGTAGTATTACCAAATAAATCCAATAGTCTTTTTACCATGTCTGCTTGTCTATCATACTTACTCATCGGCAAACTCCACAAACCTATGTTGGTCTAATAGGTTGATTATATCTTTAGAGTAGGCATCAACACCATAACTAACTGAGATACTATCATATGATTCATCAGTTACACCAAATGAACCAGCTTTAGGGTTGTTAATATGGAGCCATAACAACTTAGATAATACCATTTTGATTGATGCTGGAGTACTTGAATATGTAGTAAAGTCATTATTACAATAATCTATAACGATTGATTCAACTACTGGAATATATACATCCATCATTGTGTCATACTTACTTATTCGATTTGATACTGTAATAGAAGAGATACCATTAGTTCCTAT